CAAAATCAGCTCTGTCTGTGTTTGACCAGTCAAAGATTTTCTATAAATTCCCATAATTTGTATAAAAAGGAAATGTATTCTATATTTGTCCTATTAATAAACAATAACATGGTATCATTCATCTCTACATTTATCACAGTCGGCATCTGTCTGGCTATCTATGCTTACATTAAAAAGAAGTATTCTAAAGAGATTGCAGATTTGCAAAATCAAATTGCTGATCTTAATCTAAATCTTGTTAGAGCTAACTCTCGTGTAAAAACTTTAGATGACCAACTCTTTGTAAAAGAGAAAGAAGCATCTGGTTATAAGAGCAGACTTGATACTATGGTTGATATTAACAAAGAGCTTAATGCAACTAAGACTAGTTCAAAATCTGTTGCTATAGAAACAGAAGCTCCTAAAAGAGGTAGAAAGCCAGGATCAAAGAAACCATACTACAAAAAGAAATCTGGTGGTAATCCATCATGATTCTTATGACCATAAGAGCAGAAAAGGAGGGTAATACCTCCTTTTTTGTTATATTATAGTATGGCTCTTGTCCTACTATCCTGCTTTTTTATTATCTTGGGCTCTTACTTTAAAGGTAAGATGGACAAGGTGATGTTCAGAGATAACAACTCTGGATGGAAGAACAAGTGGGATCTTAGTCCAACCGGTAAATTAGTTAGATATCATGAAAAAAACTGGTACTACTTTGGATTTTATCCTAGGTATAAGGAGAGTTTTCCTTACAGCAGCACTATTCTTGTTTGTTTTACTGATGATTGGCATAAGTATCAGTTTCTATTTCTTAGGTGCTTATACTTGGCTATTTCTATTCAACTGGCTGGGTTTGCTACAGCTACCTTGTTAGCCTTTACTGTATTTCCTATACTGTATGGTATAGGATTCTACTTTGGATTTGAGAAATACAGAAAAATTTAGTTTATGAAACAACTGCCTATTACTATTCTCTTAGAAATGAGAGATGGGGTTCTTGTCCCCAAGACTGAGCTGGGTAAATATAGCCTAGCTAATTATGTAAAGAATGTAGAAGAGGGTGCCATTATTCAGGTCACCTATGAGGAATTAAGTAGTGATGGTACTTATGCTCAAATTAGTAAACTCCAGGCATGCACCCGAGAATTATCAAAACATCTCGGGTACACACATGAGGAGGTTAAAGATATAGTTAAACACAAGGCTAATTTGTATAGCCCTGAGGGAGAGTTTAAGTCATTTGCAGACTGCAGTAAAGAAGAGCTTAGTCTTGCGATACAGGCTGCTCTTGATCTTGGGGAACAGGTTGACTTTCCGCTTCAATAGGATTGCCATTTTCATCTACAGGCTTACCTGTATTTTTGTCTACCTTGATCATCTTAGTTACTTTTTGAGCTTTAGCTTGCTCTTCAATATGAGCTTGCAAAGCCACAAGAGTAGTAAAGTGGTAAACATGGGGATCTTCTTGATTTGTTTTTTCCTTTACATCCTTGATCAATTGGTTAAAGTGATCTTGGTCTTTGTAAGGAAAGAAATTAGTCAAGAACATGCTAAGTCTAGCGATGAATTCACCTGATACTTTAAGATCTACGGTGCAATCAAATGGAATAATTTCTACATCTACAATGTTAGAGGTAGTCTCTGGAGCTGTAGTTTCTGCAACTACATTAGCTTCTTCTACGTTGTTTTTTACTTTGGCCATAGTTTTATTATTAATAATTACAAATTTATGATAAGTTCTGTAAACTTACAAGATGTAAAACAAAAACTGTACAAAAAGCTGGAAATCAGTGGCTGGGATGACAAGCTTCGGTCATTTTTACTGGGTAATGAAATGGACAAAGTCCTTGATACTCTATTAAAAGAAGCTATGGACAGTAAAAGGTTTACTCCACCAATGAAGCATATTTTCAGGGCTTTTGAAGAATGTCCATATGATAAAGTTAATGTTGTTATCATAGGTCAGGACCCATATCCGCAGATTGAAACAGCTGACGGATTGGCATTCTCATGTAGCATAAAAGATAAACCTGAGGTATCACTTCAGCATATTTTTAAAGCTATAAAAGAATCAGTGCCAGAAGAACTGCAAGATCCTAATCCTACTAATAATTTGGACAGATGGGCTAAGCAAGGTGTTTTACTGTTGAATAGTGCTTTTACCTGCACTATTGGTAAACCCGGGACTCACTATTTGTTGTGGAGACCTTTTCTTGTTAATGTCATAGACTCTATGATATGGAACAAGTCAGACATAGTTTATGTTTTTTTGGGTAAAAAAGCTCAGGACTATATGGACCTAATTCCAGATACTGGTTGTAAGATTGCAGTTGAGCATCCTGCTGCTGCGGCATATAAAGGTTCTATATGGGATTACGGTGATATGTTTAACAAGATTAATGAATGCCTTGATATGCAAGGAAAACCTAAAATTATTTGGTAATGATGGACAATGAAACCTATAATGAACTTAAAGAAATACACAGAAAACTAAAGGGTAACTTAATTTCTTTAGAAATATGTCTTGATCAAATTGGTAGAAAAATGTATGAAGTACCCTTTAGTGGTAAATTCACAGAAAGAAATTTTACTCTTGAAGATCTTATAAATTTTGGTGACTTAAGATATGACGTGTTTAAAGAGCCTTCTAGGGAGTTAAAGAGTGTTTATGTTCGGCATGCATTATTTTATCTGGGAAAGGAAAACGGTTTTAGTTTTAACCAGATGGGTATTGCTACTGATAAAAGTCACGCTACATGTCTTAATGCTTATCAAAGAGCTGTTGATCTTTTATTTGTAAGAGACAAAGATTTTTGTAAGATTTTTGACCAAGTTGTAGAAGAGTTTAATAAATATCTAGTTGGAAAATACAATGAACATTTGGATCCCGTTACTACAGGAAACAAAACTGACTCCTAATCAGTTGTATCTTGTTTGGTGCATTGGTACTAAAACTAAGCCTTTAAACATTAATGTTTACTCTGAACTCAGAGCACTCAAAAATGAAGGACATGTTACAGAAAATGGAGAATTAACTCCTAGTGGTCTAAGTGTTTTAGAAAAGATTCCTAAATCAAAAGGTACAGCATCACCAAAAGTTCAGCTTACTGATGAGCTAATTATCAGCTACCTAGAAATATTTCCAAAGGGTAAACTACCCAGCGGTAAACAAGCTAGGGCTGATAAGAAGAATATCAGAAGCAACTTTGAGTGGTTCTTTAAAACTTATTCTTATAACTGGGATACTGTAATTAAAGCTACTAAGCTTTATGTAGATGAGTATGAAACTAAAAACTTTTTGTATATGAGAACCTCTCAGTACTTTATCAGTAAATCAAATCCTGATAGAACTAGAGATTCTGAGTTAGCTAACTACTGTGCACAAATTATTAGTGGTGATTACCAGGCAGATACAAACCACTTCTCAGAAAAAGTTGTGTAAAGCCTGATTTTACTGTATATTTGAACTTGCACAAGGGTCGAAAGCCTTTGTGCTTTTTTATCTAAAACAACATGGAGACACCCACCCTCTGGAAAAGCCAGAAAGAAGCCTTTCAGCAATCCCTAGAATACATGAAGGGGAGAATGGAAGGTAGAATTAAAAGTATTAAGACTCCGTGGACAAAGTTTAATGATGCAACTACAGATGGTATAGAATGGAGCTCACTCACTGTTATAGGAGGAAGACCCGGTGCCGGCAAAACCCTGATTAAGGATCAGATTATTAGGGAAGCATTTGACCGCAATGAAGGGGAACAATTCAGAGTGTTAGAGTTTCAGTTTGAGATGCTGGCTAGAACCAGCGCTATCAGGGAGTACTCAAGTGTTATAGGCAGAACTTATAAATACTTGTGTAGTGCAGATGGAAAACTTACCAATGAAGATTTGGTAAGGTGTTATGACTATGCTAAAAAGAGAGTAGGTTACCCTATTGATGTAGTGGAAGAACCTATTACTGTAAATGAGTTTAAGGAACAGATATCTCTGTATATGAGACAAAATGCTGTCAAACATGAAGATGGTAGTTTTGAGTATACAAAGACTATTGTAAGCCTTGACCACTCTCTTTTGCTTAAGAAAGCTCCTTTTGAAAAGGACAAATATGATACCCTGTATAATCTAGGTGAGGCTATTACCGAACTGAAGAGAAGGTATCCTATTGCATTTATTATTCTGAGCCAGCTTAACCGTAGTATTGACAATCCTGAAAGGAATGAGGACGGTAAGTATGGTAATTACATTCTAGAGTCTGATATTTTTGGATCAGATGCTTTGCTGCAACATGCCGATACTCTTATTGGCTTGAACAGACCAGGTAAACAGAAGATTAGATTCTATGGACCTGATAGATATGTAATAGAGAATGATAAAATCCTTGTTATGCACTTCCTGAAATGTAGGAATGGTGATAACCGGATGAGCTTTTTTAGAGCTGAGTTTGAGAAAATGAAAGTTACTGAGATGGACACACCACCTCAGCAAGAAAGAAGAATTTCTAAATAATAAGTAACATGAGTATAAGTACAAAAACAGAGATGACAAGTAAAGAAAAGATTGCAGTACTAAGGGAAAAACATCAGTTCACTTTTGACGCTCTTGAAATACCTAATGCTTTGTTCTATCCCAAGATGGCATACAGACCATATGGAAAGGATGAGCTTTATGTAAGTTTCTTTGCCAATGAGCTAAAAAGAGAAGCAGACATCTATACTGAATTTGTCAGTAGAGATTATGTATCTGAAGACAGTAATAGAACTCTTTGGATGTGGCGTTACAACCCACACTGGGAGGAGGAATATGAAACTACGGAGCCTAATGATTTGGGTCATGTAAGATATCTAGTTCCTGTAAGTGAATTGATTAAAGTCAATTTGCCTAAGGAGAAGATGCCTACTGACCCATTTCTATCCTTTGGTGAAAACCTAATGGATGATGCCTCTATTGATGAAATGACTATTAGAGACTTTGCTACCATTATGACCGGCAGACCTCTTAGTACTAAATCTTGGTTGAACAATCTTATATCTGGTAAATGAGCGAGATAGTATTACCAATGACTAAAGTCTCCGCTGAGACTAAAAGTCCAAAGAATCTTATTATTTTCTCTAAACCTAAAGTCGGTAAGACAACTCTGTTGTCACAACTAGAGAACTGTCTTATTCTAGATTTAGAAGATGGTTCTGATTATGTAGATGCTGTTAAAATTAAAGCAAAATCTATAGATGATATCCGCGCTATTGGTAAAGCTATCAAGGAAGCAGGTTATCCCTATAAGTATGTTGCTGTAGATACAATTACAGCTTTAGAAGAAATGTGTATTCCTTTTGCTGAGGATTTATACTCCAAATCTTCTATGGGTAAGAACTGGTTTACTGATGGTAAGCCTAAGTACGGCAGTATCCTGAATATGCCTAACGGTGCTGGTTATCCCTGGTTAAGGGAAGCATTCACCAAGGTGGTAGATTATCTAAAAACTTGGGCTCCTAGAATTATTCTAGTAGGTCACGTTAAGGATGTTGTACTTGACAAAAATGGTTCAGAGTTTAATGCTCTAGACCTTGATTTAACAGGTAAACTGAAAAGAATTACCAGCTCTCAGTCAGATGCTATTGGATATTTATTCCGTAAGGGTAATAAAAACATCCTTAGTTTTAAGACCACAGATGAGATATCTTGTGGTGCTAGACCGGAGCATTTAAGAAACAAAGAAGTAATATTATCTGAAATCAGTGATGATGATAAACTTGTTACTTTTTGGGAAAACGTATATATTGACTAATTTTTTAACTAAGTAAAAATGATTACAACAAAGAACATTACCTCAGGTGGAGGTACGCCAAAAGTTATTCAACCAGGAGTAGTTGAATGCAAAATCAATTCTATTACACTAGATACAGTTCCTTACAAAGAAGGTGCATATAATCTATCTATGAATGTAGAAAGTCAGCCTATGGGTGATGACTTTGAGGGTTTCTTGATTGATAAAGACAATCCTGATAGCGGTAGGTATGAAGGTCAAATTGGCCGTGTAAGATTTTCTGAGTGGGCATTCTCTGATGGTGAAACTAAAACAGGTATCAAAATTTCTAGAAATACTGAAATTGTAAAAGCAATTCAGACTATTTGTAAAGAGACTAGTTCTACTGCTTGGTTAGAAGCTCAAGACAACGTACATGAGACTATTGAAGAGTTTGTTACTGCCTTCAACACAGACAAGCCTTTCAAAAATAAGTTTGT